CCACCCTAAACGCCCCGGCAACCCCCCTAACCCCCCCCCGCCCTGCTATTCCGAGGCCCCGGACGGGGGGATTCCCCATCCGAGGCCATCGGAAGCGATTCTAGGCCCTATGTCGCTTTCGCTTCTACACCGGGAGCGTCAGCGTGACCGCCGTCCGGTTCCGGTCCTCGTCCACCGTTCCCACCACCCGCGTCGCCGAGCCCGCCGGGTTCTTGAACGTCGGGGTCGCCCCGGACTGGCCGGAGGACACCCCGGAGGTCGTCGCCAGAATCGCCGCCAACGACTGCCGGGCGTTGACTCCGGTTTCCACGACCACGTTATCGAGCCCGTCGGAGGCCAGTTTGACGTTGGTCGAAACCGCGTCCCAATCCCCGGACCCGTGCGCCGCCGAAAGGGTCACGTCCACCGCCGCCGGGATTCCATTCACCGTCGCTTCCTTCGCGGTGTCGGCGTCCTTCGCCACGGTCGAATCTTTTGCCACGGTCGCATCCTTCGCGGTCGTTGCTTCCTTCGCCACCGTCGAATCGAGCGCGAGGCCAGACTGAATCGCCGTGACCGCCGTCGGGTTCGGGACGTCAACAAGGTCCATCTGCTCCCCTGCTTGCGCGGCGGTCTTGGCCGCATCATACGCCGTGGTCAGCGTCATGGCATCCCCGGCCTGTGCCGCCGTCTTGGCCGCGTCGAAATCGTCGTATACCGAACCCGTCACGGGCGACGTCGCCGAGACGTCCATATTCTTCATGGCCCGAGCGATGATGCCCCGCGTGGTCGCAGTGTCCTTGAGGTCGGTTTCTGCCGCCACCGCCGACCACGAGCCCGCGCTATGCGTGGATGATAACTGTGTGTCAATGTCCACGACGAGCGTCCCAAACGAGGACAGCGTCCGGGTCGCCGCACTCCAAATATCGGAAACGAGAGTCCCGAAGGTCGTCAGCGACCGGGTGCTGTACGCCCAGACGTCAGCCGCCAACGTCCCGAAGGAGGTCAGGGTCCGCGCCGCCGTGTTCCAGACCTTGTCTGCCGCCGCTTGGGTAATCCCGACGTCATTCGTCACGCTCGCCGTCGTGGTCACGTTGGCAACCGTATCCGTCGCCGCATTGAACGTGGACCGCGAGGACACCGCCGCGTCAAGGTACGCAATCTTCGTCTGGTCAATCGTCCCGCCGTCGCTCGTGATGTTTGTCGCGGCGGTGAGGATTCGCGTCGCATACGCCCAGACGTCCGCGACCAGAGTCCCGAATGAAGTAAGCGTCCGGGTCCCGCTCGCCCAAATATCCGAAACGAGGGTACCGAAGGAGGTCAGCGTTCTGGCCGCGCTCGACCAAACTTTGTCGGCCCCGGTCTGCGTGATGCCGACGTCGTTGGTGACGCTCGTCACCGTTGCCACCGTATCAGTTGCGGGGTTGAACGTCGAGCGCGAGGAAATTGCCGCGTCAATCCGGCTGATGCCAAGCGAGGTCGCGTCCTGCGGGTCGAAGGCCACAACTTCAAATTCCGTGTCAGTCGGGTCCGCGCCCGCGCCCGTCGCGTGGAGTGCGAGCGACCCGAGGGTGTTGGAGTCGGTCGCATTCCCCGCGACCTTGTACCACCCGGAACCAACCTCACTCACCGCTCCGGCACACGCGCCGAATCCGGCCCCGTTCTTGGAGAGGGTCACGGTCGGAGTCAGAAGCGTCTTGCCCGTGACATGGTCGGTGCTGTCCACCATCAGAAAAGCGAGCACCCGTGCGGTGGATGATTGTTTTATGAGTTTCATTCTACCCTCCGTGAACTTGCCGGGAACCCATCCGGGTCCCAACGGGCGATAAGGTTCTGCGTCCCGCCACCGTCACAGGGGCGGTGAAATCAATATTCGTGTTGTTGCCGGAATCCGTCGAGCCGTACATATCAATGTTGTTGCCGCCAGAGGCATCGCACCGGGCGACGTCGAAGTTGTCCCCGAGGTCCGTCGGGGTCTGGCTGGAATTGAGGTAGTAGTTGGAGGTCGTCGAGGCCCGCCACGTTGACTTCCGGGTGGAGGTACAGTTATTCGTGATGGCGTTCGTGACGCTCCACGTCTGCCCCGCCGTCCATGTAATCTGCTTGGATACGTCGGCGAATTGCAGGTTGTAGAATGCGTGGCCCGTGTATTCGGTCATGGTCCCGGCCCCGGCCAGAAGCCACGTTGCGGTTTGCGCGGCGAACGTCCCGCCGCCGACGTCAATGCGATGCGTCCCGGCCCCTTCCGAAGTGATGGTCCACGTTCCACTCCCGGCATTCAGAATTTCGGAGCCCGCACCCGTTCCGACAAAATCAAGGATGGACGTATTGACATTCCCGGTTCCCGTATTTACGGTCACGTTGACGGTGGAGTTTGCGCGGAGCAGGACATAATATTTTGCGTTGATGGTAGCGCCGGACAGATTCGCCGTGAACGAGCCCGTCGAATAGGCCATCTCGAAATTGATTCCGCCCTTGTTCGTTCCGAGTGACGACCCGATGTTGTAGGTCGTGTTCAACGTGAACACTGCCGCCGCACCCGGATACCCTTCCAGATACAGGTTGTTAACATAGGCGAGCCACGACCATGCGTAGAGCGTGCGCGTTTCTGAAACCAAGATGTACGCATACACGGTCGGAAATTCGGCGGGATTATTCCCGGTCCAGATATTCGCGTTCTCCAAATTCGCTCCGGCAATTTGTAGCGAAGCGGACGCTCCAAACGAGATAGTTCCACTGTTCGATACCGTTCCAGTATCGCCGATATAGAGATAATTGAGAATACTGGACAATGACGCACCAGTTCCAACCGTGAGCGTATGCCGCACCATAAGCGTTACGGTGCCGGAGCCCGTGTAGGTTCCCGTCACGGTGAAGTCATAGAACGATACCGAGAACGAAGAATGCGTCACGTTCATGTTTAACGTCTTGCCTGTTCCCGTCAACGTGAACACGCCACTACCGGAATCATAGTACGACCCGGACATAGTAACGTTGCCGCCGATGGTGAAGTCGTAACCAGCATTTACCATCGCTTGGCATACGTAATCCCCGTTCACTTGCGTATCGCCGAGCGGATACCATGCCGCATTTGATTGTGACAGCGTAAGCGCATCGAAATCATCTCCGCTCCCCGTTCCACCCGGCGTGAAGTATCCGGCCTTGTTTATTGTCTGGCAATATACCGTCCCGCCGTTGGAGGTGAACGTCCCGCCCGTCTTGGTGTAATAGGTTGCGGCCCCGGTTCCGGTCAGTACGTAGAGGATTGCCGTCGTGTTCGTGAACGTCCCGCCGGACAGGTAGTATCCGTGACAGGTAATATTGGAATTTCCACCCGAGAAATTGCCCGCCGCCCACTTGAGGTCAGCGGTAATTACGAGCGTGAATCCGCTCCCCTGCGTCAGCGTGTTGGTGTATCCGGTCGAGTCGAGCGAGTTGCAGACGGCGGCTACGTCAATCGAGAGCGACGGAGAATTGACGTCGAAGAAAACATCGTCCGAGGACGTCGGCACCCCGGCCCCACCCGCGCCGCCCGAGGAGGACGCCCACGAGTTCATGTCATTCCATCCGGTGCCGCCGCTGACCGCGTATCGTGATGCCATGATTTAATTCCCCTTCACGGCATGGAGTACGGTCGCCGACACGCTGGACCGCACTCCGAGCCGAGCGCCAAAGAATACGGCCTCGTTCTTTTCCTTCTTGCACTTCTCGCACCGTGGCCGTTCACCGTTCACGAAGCCGCACTCCATCACCCCGTTCTCCATCCGTGCGCCGCCCTGAAACGAGTACGGCGGTTTCAGATTCCACGCGAATATCGCGCCGCAATCGTGACAGCGGAAATTCATATCTGTACCCCTCGCGCCGAATCAACCTCCGCGTAGAGGTCGAGCAACTTGGAAATCGCGTCCACCTTCCACGCAAAGTTGTACGTCCGCCCCGCGAAGGCCGGATTCTTTTCGACGTCCGAATCCACCTTGACCACCCAGACGGCGTCAGCCGCGAATCCCTCGTACTCACCCCACGCCAGAAGCAGGACGGAGTTAAGCATATACGCTTGTTTCCCGATGATGCGGGACGCCGAGTTATAAAGTTCCGACCACTCGGCTTCCGTACACTCCACGCCGCCGTCTTTGTAATACGCCACGGAGTTACCCTCCCAACTTCTCGGCCCACGCCCGGATGCGCCAGTACCATTTCATCCCGCTTCCGGGGTCGGCCATCGCCGGGGTCGAGATGGACCCGAGCAGTGTTTCCTCGTCGGACTCGTTCACCGAGAAAACCTTGATGCGGATTTTTCCGCCCTCCGGGTAGCCCGTATTGTCGCTCGCGCCGCCCTTGTAAATCCCCTCGCTGTTGAGAACGAGGTCGTTGAACACGTCGGCCATGATTCCCTCCTATTGCATGATGCCCGTCTGGACCCGAAGGACCGAGGGCATATTCCGTACCGTGCTTTCCGCAATCCGTCGTCCGTCGAGGTCCACGTTAATCGTCTGCGTCCCGAATCCCTGCAACTGATTCAGCGGGATTACGGCCTCCGGTCCAGCCTCGCCCACGAGTGCGAGCGTCGGGCCATAGACGATGCCACCCTCGGCCAAGCCCTGCACCCCGAGTGCCGCCCCAAGCAGTTTTCCGAATCCTCCCCCGCCTCCGGGTAACGTCATACCGGGGAACAGCGACAGCACGACCCGGAACGCGAGCAGTTTGATAATGGCTTTCAAAATCTGCGAGATAATGTCAGATACCATGTCCCGGAAAATCTGCTTCATCGTCGCGCCGAATGATTTTCCGTAGACGATGAGTTGCGCGAAGGCGTCGGTTACTCCCCCAAGCGCCGTCCCAATGCTTTCCCCGACACCGACCCATGCCGCTTCGACAATCTGACCCTGTATTGATGCTTCCTTCACCTGCTGATAGGCCGCTATCTTTTGCCGGAGCAATTCAAGGTTGACGTATTCGCTCGTTGCAATCGCTTTCAATTCGGCGTCGTAAGCGGCAAGCAATTCCGTCGTCGTCTGCACGACACCGTATAAATCACGGTATCCGTTTGCGTTTTGATACAAGCGGCCAGATGCTTCCGAAACGGCAACGGATAATTGCTCAAATTTTTTAGCGGTTTCGAGACCGGAAATCGCAACATTAATTTCGCGTATTTTCGTTGCCGCATCCCGTGCCTGCGTGATTTGTTTTTCAAAATCGCCAAGATTGCTAGCGTGAGCCGCCTTCGCCGCGGCTTCCGTAAAACCCTTGAAATCCGATTTCGCTATTGCCAACTGGTCACTCAACGAACCAAGCGCGTCATTCGTCAATCCACCGGAAATCGCCTTCGCAACGGATTCGATGCTTGATTTCAACTGGTTATAGGTTTCGGTCAGGTTCTGAATTTTTATCAGATTCGTCTTGGCCGCTTGCTCCTGCTCGTTCATTTCCTTGACGAGCCCGATTTTCTTGAACTCGGTCGCTGATTCGATAAATCCCTCGTATGCCTTCTCGGTGGATTTAATCTGCGCGGCAAGGAATTTCAGCGCGTCGCCAGATACCTTGTAGTCCTCCTCTTGAAACATTTTCTCGGTTGCGATTTTCTGCAACCTGTCGAGGGCCTCCTTCGCTTTTTCGGAGGAAAGTTTTATTTCCTTCAACGCTCCCGAAGCAACACCACCCGAGTTGCCAATCTTGTAGAACCATGCGACGACCGCCGGAATCGCCACGGCCAGAGCCACCATTATCGTGATGAGCCCGCCCGTCGTCGCGGCAAACGCGAGGACATATTTCCCCGCGAGTATCAGATACGGCAACAACCTTTCAAGGACGATTGCAACCCCGGACACGACCTTCATCAGCGGCCCGATTACCGTTGCCAGCGCGAGAAACGCAACGGTCGTATTCTTTACCCATGTCGGCAGGGACGCGAACACCCGAATTGCATCCGACACAACTTCAAGGAAAACATCAAACGCCTGTATTGCCGTTTCGATTTGAGGAGCCAGCGCCGAAGAAAATCGCTGACCCACGGTTTCCAACTTCTGCGACAACGCCGAAAATGAATTTTTTAACTGGTCTGATTTCGAGCCGACGATAACGGCGGCGGTTGCGATGCCCGTCATTGGGATGGTGACAAGACGGGTCATAACCGACCCCATCTTCCCCATCGTCTTGCCGAACTTGCCAATGGCGGTCGTGGATTTCGACAACTTCGCTTCGAGGTCGGAAATATCGGCCCCAATCCGCACGAACATATTACCCAGATTTCCGGTCGCCATTGTTTATGCCTCGGCCCTTCGTTTCGCCTCGTCGAGCATCCGTCGCAACTTCACCTTCTTGTCCTCCTCGTGCTGTTTCATGCCACCGCCGAGAAACATGGCGGGACGGAGACGCCTCTTTGTCCAAGGTTGGATAAGATTCGCAAGCATCCACGCGTCCCGCTCATGTTCTCGTTCTCGTCTCCACTTCCATCCCGTTATCGCGGCCCTGATTTCCGCAGGGGTCGCGGTCCAGTATTCATCCGGGCGCATCGCCAATGGCCCGAAGGCCACATCCTCCAACGACGAAATCAACTCGGCGAAGCCGCCCCCGGAGGAGGGTTTCCCGTCGGAGTCCCCTTCTCCTCCGTGTCGTCCTTTTCCTTTCCGATGAGTCCCGAGGTCGCAAGCGCACGGCCCACCGTGTCGCCCACGACGTCAATCGTGCCGCCGTTCTCGAGGTAGGCGTTCAGCAGGTCGCCCACCTTCTGCGGGGTGAGAGTGCGGTCCTCCCACTTGAGCCCGGCCCAGAGCAGGGTCCGCAGGGTTTTGATTCCCGCCTTCCCATCCGTGAAGGCCGTCCCCACGGATTCCCCGAGCGCGTCCTCAATATCACAGAGGGCGTTGACGTCGAACCGGAGCCGACGCTCCCGGTCGAATAAACCAAACGGCACCGAATGACGCATCGTGTCCTCCCGTCTAAAAAACCGGGTGACTCATTTCCCCCGGTACTACTGCGCCGACTTCGTCAGCGGTCCCTTGCCCGTGAACTCGGCCGACACCGTGGTGACGTCGTCATTGGGAGTGTTGATTTCCCAATTCGTGATGGTCGCCCGGCCCGTGAACTGCTCCAAGCCCGTCCCGGTTTTCGGGAGGAACTTGAGGTACACCGGGGCCTCGGTCGTCATCAGCGTCCAGATTTCGTCCTGCGCGACGTCCGAGTGGACGTACAGGAACTCGGCCGCGACGCTCCACCCGATGAACCCGGAAATCGTTTCCCGGTACGGCGCGGAGTCGTGGCTCGTCGCGTCAATCGGCTCCGGGGTGAAAGTCAGGGTAATGTCCCGGACCTCCCCGATTTTGTGAAACGTCACCCCATCCGTCGAGGTATAGAGCAAACCTTTATACCCCTGAATCGCGTTGGTGGACATTGTGTCCCCCCTCCTTTAATCTTGCAGGGCGCGGAGGCGATACCGTGCGACGACGTGCCGCAACTCGCCTTCCGGTTCCCGCAAAGTTTCCGTGAAATCGAACCATGAATGCACGTTGGAAAATCCCGTCACCGCCAAATCCTCGTCACCGAACAGGCGGTCGAGGTCGTCGAGAATCCCCGCCGCCTCGTCGAAGCCCTCGTATGCCGACCAGATATGCAGGGTGAGCGTGGCCTCGACGCCGGGTTGTGAGTGCGTCCTCCACGGGACGACCGTCGCCTCGCCGATGGTGACAAACGGATAGGGTTGGTCCTTCGGCGGGAAATCGAACACGCCCGTAATCTTCGCCATGATGGTCGCGTCGCCCGTGATGGCCGAATAGACCGCCGTCTGAACTGGCTTGATAAATGACTTCATCCGCGCCGCCTCCGCATCTGGTCTTTGATGGCGTCGGACAGCGCCTTGAGAAAACGCGGACGCTCATCCTCGAACGACGGGAATAGAAACGGGTGCGCGAGGGTTCCGTGCTTGGCGATGGCTCGGCGAATCAGGAAGTCGGACTCCATGCCATGCCGCTCGGCCCACCGTTGGAGCGCCCCCTTCGGAGGCCAATGCGGGCGCGTCCCGAACTCGACGAAGGGCGCATACTTGACGTTGGTCCCGACCTCGGCGGCAAGCCCACCCTGAAAGAAGAATGGCCGGATGGACGCCCGGAGCCGCCCCGTATCCACGCCACCCCGAGGCGGGTTCCACGGTTGGAGCCGTCGCTTCGCGTTGCGGTCTATGGCGTAGGCCGAGGTGTTGACAGCGGCCTTGACGCCCTTGGCGACGTCGCGGGAGAGTTTGTCTATCTCGGCAATTACCTGCCGTTGTCCGGCGACGTTAATGGTGAACTTTATCGCCACGGCGCTATCCTTTCGCGCTCGACCCACCGCCGCGAATCCGTCATGCTCCCGGCGACCTCGATGCGAAACCGCTTCCCGGCGACCATCGCCTCGGCCATGCCGATGTACC